TTTTTTGTTTGCCTCGTTAAGCACTTTAATGACCGTTGCCATATCTCGAGCGTCAAACACAATGTCGCTAGGCCACCAACCGACCGCGACCAATATCTCTGCTAGTTGGCGGCGGTAGGTGCCGCGTCCGTAGGGTTTGGGTCTGTCTCATCCAGTACCGGCAGAATGTCGATGTCAGGGTTTTTGCTAAGCCATTCGCGCCAATTGTCACCAACTTGCTCACCTTTAATTTTTAAGATCGTGTGCATCCAGCAGGCGTAATCCGAGTACAACGGGTTTGCGGAGAGCTGTTGAATGTTGCGGCGCTCGAGTCGTTCCCATTCCGTGACCACAAACAGGTTTGTGTAGTAGTACTCGGGTGCGCTGTCGGGCGTGCGCTTTAACTGCAACTTGATCTTCATGTTTCTCCTATGTCGGCTTGGAGCCGTTATTTATGCGGTGGTGTCAATCGTCAACGCGCCACCCATAAACGTGAGGTCATAGGTTGACAACTCGCCAAGGGATGCGTTGATAACTGGCAATGATTCCAGGTAGCAACCAGTCAAAATAAACTTTGGGTTGGTTGCTGATTCTGCACCTGATGCTGGGGTCAAGGTGATGTTGGTCTTAGTGCCAACCAATGGGAACAACGTTGCGTAGGTTTCGGTTGCTGCGAACGATGCGTACATCGTCAAGGTCACTTCGTTGTTGACAAGGCCTGCGGTGTAACTGCGTGAGTTGGTTCCGAACGCGGTGTCTTCAAGCGCTTCAACCAGATAGGTCAATGTCGCTGCGCTGCACATGTCGGTCAAATCAACGGCGTTAATTGTGAGGACTGGGTTCGAGAGGTAAGTGCTACTGGCCATAAATGCTCCTTAGGTTATGTTCTGATAGTAGATGATTTGTGTTGCTTAGTTGTGGATTACGAAGTCTGGGCTTGGATAGCGCAATCAAGGTCATAGCACGGATACAACGCGCCACCGATTTCAAGGCTTGACGGACGGCCACCCATAACGATGATCTTGGAGCCAAGCACGGTTGCAACAATGCTAAGAATCTGACGCAGTACCGGCAGACCTGCTGGGCCCGAGCCGATCACTTTCACAGGAAACTCGAGGCGTACCACGTTGCCGTTGCCTGCGATAGTCGTAAAGTTTGGCGCGTCTAAATAAACCGAGTTACTAACAAGTTTGGTTGCATCATTTATTACACGCAGCCCAGTCACCGCGGTAAGCGTTGCTGTTACGTCATCAATTGCTTCGTTAAACAGGTCGGTGTAAGACATCAGGCAACCGCTGGACGTGGAATACCTAAGAGCTGCTTAACGATCGGGGTCAGGCTTTGCTGTGGGGCTGAACCCATGCCGTCAAACGTGGCGTAGGTTGCCTCTATTGACCCTCTAGAGCGCCACAGAGCGGCGCAATACATCAAAGTGCCCAATGTTGCGTCACCGCCTGGCGAGGTCGTTAGAGAGTCGATATAGCCCGATTCCTGACGCCTGCGATATGCAAATTGATTACCAGCTGACACAGATTGCGTGAGCAACGTGTAATCATCTGACGGGTTAGAAATGTTAATGCCCAAAAATGTTGCAACTTGCGCAGCTGTTACCCACGTGCAAACAGGGTCATACGAAACGGTGCCAGACGCGGCGGTGCGCTCAACATTGGTAGCGGTCTTAGCGTAAAGAACCTGATCTGCAATCGGCATCTGGTAGTCGTAGAGCAGATCGCCTTCAGTATCAACGCCGATAAACAAATACTGTGGCAATGCGCGCACGCTGTAAGTGCCGTTAAATGTGGCGTCAACGCCTGCAACCGTAATTGACTGGCCGACTGCAATCTCGCTGGGGGTCAGGAGTTGCAGTACGGCGAAGTCATCAATTAGGTACTTGTTAGTAACCGTGTATGTTGCCATGAGCGGATGCTCCGCTCTCGACTAGGCGATTGCGATTGACTTAACCTGATCGCCGTCTGCGATAAAGGTTGAGACGTAGCCGTAGTAGGAGAATGTGCGACCCAAGGTTGCAGGTACTTCTACTGACATGATTCCACGAACTTGCTCGTAGAATTCTATCGCAGATCCACGAGCTACAACCATGGTGTTGTCGGCAAATGCGCGGTCAACGACCAAGTTCAAGCCCAATGGGTTAAACGTGTTCATTTGTGTTACGCCGCCTGTGCCAAGTCCGTTGATGCCCATGAGTCCTGCTGCGCCGGTGTATGGGAAAATTGGTCGCTTGTCTCCGTCCAACTGACTGCCCATTTTTTTCCACACGTCTGGACTGACAAAAATGTGGTCAGGCAGGAAGTTGGTTGCGGTAAGGATGTCGGTTGCTGCGTCGTACAACGCTGCAATTAACGATGTTGGGTTGTCAGCTGTAACTGTCCAGGTTGAACCTGATGCTGTGTCGCCTGCGAGGATTGCGTTACATGCGACTGCGTCTGACTGCAACATGTATTGGCCCGCGAGGTCTCGCAAAATGATTTCCATTGCTGCAGGTGAAGTGAAGTCGATGTCTTGTACTGACAAAGTAACTTGACCGGCAAGCGTGGTCTTGGTAACAACATTTGACGCAATTACTGGCGTAGTTGCTGATGCTGAACCAAGTTCTGATTGTGAACCTACCGAGGTGTGGGTCGTCCAAGTTGGGCGAATCCATGTCTTTGATTGTCCACCGTCTGGCATTGCGCGAGCGCCAACTGCCGTGACTACTGGACGGATGTAGTTCAAGTCATCAAATACTGGCCCGAGGACTGGTACTGGCAAAAGACCAGGTGTGTCCGTGGTGAGTACATCGCCTGCAGCTGCTTGAAGTGCTGACTGCTTTGAGATTGCGAACTCGCGTGCGGCTGCTGCCACGTTGCGGAATGTTTCTCCGCCGATGTGCATTGCTGCAAGGTATTCACCTGGTGTTGGCAGATCAAACTTGCGCTTTGCTTGTGCAAATACTGGTGCAGTAGGGATGGTTGCCTCGACTGCGGTTTCGTTTACTTCGGTCATTTCTGGTTTCTCCTCTACTGGGGTTACTTCTTCATTTAACACTACTTCTTCGGGCTCTTGGTGGATACTCGCTGCGACTTTGGTGATGTTTGCGGCATCGCCAAAAGCGCCAATCGGAACTAGGGACAATTCCATCCAGTCGGCTGACTCAATGACCATTGTTCCTTCTTCGTCATACGAGAATTTGGTCGGATTTACGCCTACCGATACTTGGTCAATGGTGCCGTCCATGGCCATAACCAAAGCGTCGTTGCCGAGGCTGGTCGCGCTGATCTTGGCGCTAAACATCATGCCTTCTTCGGTTTCTGCGCGCTCGGTCACAACACCTACTGGCATAGAGGCATCGTGGTACATGAACAGGCGCGGTGCTTTGCCTTCAACTGGCAATGAGCCTGGACGGAAGATTACAGCTGTGCCGTCCGAGACTGTTGCCGGCACGTTGTATGGGACGGCTACTCCGCTAATAGTGCGTCGTGGTGCGTCGCCTTTAGCGGCGTCAAGTGTGAACTCTCCTGCAATCAATTTAATCATTGGTTTGCTATCTCCTCTTGTGTGTTTTCTCTAACAATCACTTCATCGTCTGCGCGGTCGGCCATAAAGTTTTCTTCTAGGTATTCATCGGCATCAAACTCGACGTATGTTCCGCGCGGTAGCACGTTGTCCATTGACAAAGCGCCAGCAATTGCGTCGGCATACAATTTCACACCAAACAAGTACAGGTCTGCGCGCGCTTGCTGTGACGACTGGTATGAGTAAGCGCCAGTAGCAACGCCAACCAAATACGGTGGGACGTTTGCTAAGCGCGACATTTCCAACGCTTGATATTGCGACGCTTCAATTAAAAGCATCTTGTCAGGCGTGCTGTTTGTTTCCGTGTATGTCAAATACTCGTTAAGCGCTGCAGTTTGGTTGGTTGCTCGAGCGGCGTTAAACGCGCTAGCCAAATCAGCAAGTTCTTGCGCGCTAAGTGGCTCGCCACCTGTCTGCTTTAGTACACCTGCAGGAATGCTTGACGATGCGTTGCGGTTGCGTGCTGCTTCAAGTTTTAGCGCGGTCTCAATTGCGCCAGGTGCGGAGTAAATCATTCCTTGCGCTGGCGATAGGAATTGCACAAGGTTTGTTGGGTCTAGCATTCCGCCATTGAAGTAAACCTCTTTAGACGGTGCAAACCAGACTGGCCCAACCATATCGGTGGTGGTGATTGAGCCGGCAGGCAGTCGAGTGAACGTGGCAGGGTATCCGTCAGCGGTGCGTGATGTGATGTACCAAAACGCGCGTCCAAACATCATGAGGTCATCAAGTGTCCAACTGAAGAGAAATTGTGCGGACACGGTTGGGTCTGGTCGACGCATCCATGAACGTGGCGCAATGTAAATGCGTTCCATTTCTTCGCCGTTCCAAAACTCGTTGTATGAGCGCAACGGCATTGAGCCAATGACCGACGCCATCAAATCTCGAGCGCGGTTAATTGTTGGAACGCTGATCGCACGGTTGCGTGCTTCGCCTTCTTGGTAGCTGTAATACTGGCCGATCATGCTTACGCCTTGCGCGTTACTTGTGTAACCGCCAGCGACCGCAGCTGCCACGCTAGGCGCTGGGCTTATCGCTGCTTTTCGGGTTTTGTTGAAGATCGCCATGTTCCTACTTTGTCATATAAGTGGCAACCGCGCATGACTTATCCGATTCCGACAAAAGGCAAGGTGCGCGGTCGCCGCGATCATCTTAGTTATTTACCGCAACAAGCATGGGTTTACCCGAGTTGACAGGACGGGCACACATGCCAATACCCCAGACCAT